ATGCTGGAACAAATGGGCGCAGCCGCGAAGGCCGCCTCTTACAAACTGGCGCTCCTTTCCAGCCGCGAGAAAAACCGCGTACTGGAAAAAATCGCTGATTATCTGGAATCGCAGTCGCAGGAGATTCTGCTCGCCAACGAGCAGGATCTGCTCGAAGCGCGTCGCAATGGCCTGAGCGAAGCAATGCTCGACCGCCTGGCGCTGACCCCGGCACGTCTGAAAGGCATCGCTGACGATGTCCGCCAGGTCTGCAATCTTGCCGATCCGGTTGGTCAGGTCATTGATGGTGGGCTGCTCGACAGCGGGCTGCGCCTTGAGCGTCGTCGCGTGCCGCTGGGCGTGATTGGCGTGATCTATGAAGCCCGTCCCAACGTTACGGTTGATGTCGCTTCCCTGTGCCTGAAGACTGGCAACGCTGCCATTCTGCGTGGCGGGAAAGAGACCTGGCGTACCAACGCCGCGACCGTAAACGTTATCCAGCAGGCGCTGGAAGAGTGCGGCCTGCCGGCAGGTGCCGTACAGGCAATCGAGAGCCCGGACCGTGCGCTGGTGAACGAGATGCTGCGCATGGATAAATACATCGACATGCTGATCCCACGCGGTGGCGCGGGCCTGCACAAGCTGTGCCGTGAGCAGTCGACCATTCCTGTGATCACGGGCGGTATCGGCGTGTGCCATATCGTGGTTGATGACAGTGCCGAGATTGAACCGGCGCTGAAGATTATCGTCAATGCCAAAACCCAGCGTCCAAGCACCTGTAATACGGTTGAAACGCTGCTGGTGCATCAGGGCATCGCCAACACCTTCCTGCCTGCGCTGAGCAAACAGATGGCCGAAAGCGGCGTGACGCTGCACGCGGATGCCAACGCGTTGGCACTGCTGAAAGACGGCCCGGCGTCGGTGGTACCGGTCAAAGCGGAACAGTACGACGACGAGTTTCTGTCGCTGGATTTGAACGTGAAGGTGGTTGCGAGCCTTGACGATGCCATTGCTCACATCCGTGAACATGGTACCCAGCACTCGGATGCGATTCTGACACGTACCCTGCGCAATGCCGATCGCTTTGTGAATGAGGTGGACTCCTCCGCCGTGTACGTGAATGCCTCAACCCGCTTCACCGACGGTGGCCAGTTCGGCCTGGGCGCAGAAGTTGCTGTCAGCACGCAAAAACTGCATGCAAGAGGCCCGATGGGCCTGGAAGCACTGACCACCTACAAGTGGATCGGCTTCGGTGATGATACGATTCGTGCGTAAATAATCACGGGTGATGCAAAAATAGCCGTTTGATTCAAAAGGGCATTGACGCATCACCCGGTTAGATCTAACCTTTTGCCCCGTGGTTACGCTCGTAACCGGCCTTTCAGGGCCGATATAGCTCAGTTGGTAGAGCAGCGCATTCGTAATGCGAAGGTCGTAGGTTCGACTCCTATTATCGGCACCATTCTAACGTCTCCCCAAGTCTACTAAAGTTCACTGAAACCCCTTATACTCTGCGCTTTACAGCCCCTTTTAGTATTTCTACGTCTACTAAAGTTCCCTGAAATCTACGGTCGTTTGGGGGTACTTATGGGGGTATATGCTGTTCGGTCTAGAGGAGGTACCCCCAAGTGAAACTAAACGCCCGGCAGGTGGATGCCGCCAAACCTAAAGATAAGCCTTACAAGCTGGCTGATGGTGGTGGTTTGTATCTCCTGATTAAACCTAATGGCGGCAAATACTGGCGGCTCAAGTATCGTGTAGCCGGCAAAGAGAAGCTGTTAGCGCTTGGTGTGTATCCTGAAGTCACATTGGCCGATGCTCGGGCAAAACGTGAAGAAGCGAAAAGGGGTATCGCTGGGGGTATCGATCCTATGGAAGCGAAACGGGAGGAGAAGATTGCCCGTGAAATTCAGTTAAACAACACCTTCAAAGATATTGCCCTTGAATGGCACAGCAGCAAACTAAAAAAATGGTCTGCTGGTTATGCTTCAGACATCCTCGAAGCCTTCAATAAAGATGTGTTCCCATACATTGGCAAAAAACCAATAGCCGAAATCAAACCGCTTGAACTGTTGAATGTGCTACGGCGTATTGAAGGGCGCGGCGCTACCGAAAAGGCAAGAAAAGTTAGGCAGCGCTGTGGGGAAGTTTTCCGTTACGCAATAGTCACCGGTCGAGCTGAGTATAACCCCGCCCCGGATCTCACCAGCGCGATGCAAGGGCACGAGTCCAATCATTTTCCTTTCCTCACACCTAAAGAATTGCCTGATTTCTTCAATGCGTTGTCAGGATATTCAGGAAGCGAGTTAGTAGTTTTGGCTGCTCGTTTACTGATTATCACCGGATTGCGTCCCGGCGAACTCCGTGGGGCATTTTGGGATGAAATCAATATCAGTAAGGCGGTCTGGGAAATACCCGCCTCACGCATGAAAATGCGTCGCCCTCATGTGGTGCCATTGTCTAGGCAAGCTCTTACGCTTATTGGTCAGATCCAAGAGCTAACAGGCAATTACCCGCTTGTGTTCCCAGGCCGTAACGATCCGCGAAAAACAATGAGTGAAGCCAGCATAAACCAAGTCTTTAAGCGGATTGGCTATAACGGAAAAGTCACCGGGCACGGTTTCCGGCACACCATGAGTACCATCCTGCACGAACAGGGCTACAACACCGCGTGGATTGAAACGCAGCTGGCACACGTCGACAAAAACTCTATACGAGGAACGTACAACCACGCCCAGTATCTGGATGGCCGCCGCGAAATGCTCCAGTGGTATGCCGACTATATGGAGGCGTTGGAAAACGGCGAAAATGTAGTGCACGGAACGTTTGGGAAAAGCGCTTAACTGTATGTATAGACAGTGCTAATTGACAGTAGTAGACTTCTGTATACGAACAAAGAATAGGCTATGTCTAGGCTGATCCCCGAACACTCGCACACCTCTGCGAGCTGACATAGCCGCCAAATCAGAGGGCGCGGGGTGGCGTTATGAGTATTTTCCAAACAATTAATCATGAGAAGAATGAATTAGTTCCCTTTGAAACCCTACTTAGGGAAGTTTCAGAACAGGAGGGCATAAGTTTTTCAGAAGCATGTGCTGTTATGGCCAGAGAAGCTGCTTGGCATCTTGAAGATATACCTTTCTATGAGCCCTTTTATCTTTACGACTATGACGTCATCGAAGGTTTTATAAAAAATGATGAGTTCTCGAAGAACTCCTTAGAATTTTTAAAAAGTATGGCTTACGGTGTGGTCTATGAACAAGATCCTAATCCTGAAGCTGAAAATTATTACTCTCCAATATATGAAAGTGGCACTTGCTATCGTCCTTTTTATTTTAAAGGTACAGAAATCTCCATCTCCTTTATGGACTCAGGTGTAAAACTACCTCCTTGCCTTGAAAAATATCGGCGGAACGCAGAAAGATGGATGAAAAATAAAAATGACAAAAGGAAAGAGAAAATAGCAAATGAAGGAGTAAAAGAAAAAACAAAGCAAGAACTTGAAAATGAAATAAAAACACTACAGAACGAAGTGGAAAAACTTACTGCCCTCCTGCCACCTATGCTTGGTACTTACCGCAGTGATGATCCTCTTCTAATTGCAATTCAGTTGCGTAAAACGGAGTGGGCAAATTACGATGAGGATGATCGTAAAACCGTACCTTCTCAGGAGGCTTTAGTCGCGCAGCTTAAAAGTCAGTACAAAGAGTACGGTATGCCTGACGCACAGGCTCGAGCAATTGAAAAGGTAGCATGCCCCATAAAGCGTAAGTAAACCTCACCCTTAGGGTTCTTATACTCCCATCTATGCTTGACCCTAAGGGTAAATTTATCTAACTGTTACTGTCATCTAAAAAATTTTGTACTCACCCTTATAGTCAATTTGAATACCTTACCATTAGCCCTAATGTTGCGTTGAGTTGCACTTTTTCTATGCCATTATTTATCTCGTAAACCGCACTAGACTTTACGAGGTATATATGTCCCAGTCATTAATAAGATTGTCTGAAGTACAAAAAAGAACAGGTTATAGCAAAGCTTGGATTTATCGACTTTTGAAAGAAAAACGCTTTCCGCAATCTGTAAAAATAGGAAGCCGTTCAATCGCTTTCGTTGAAAGCGAAGTTGACGAATGGATCAACCAGCGTATCGAAGCGCGTGATGCATTAATTTCCACAAAACCTCAACTGTAACTTAGCCCGGGAAATTTATTATGACTAACAAAAATGCCCTAGCCGGGCAGGGTTTCGCTCAACCTGAAAACAGCAGCGATGATATTTCGGTCATTAAATTTGAGGCCGCGAAAGTCCGTATTGTTAAGATCAACGGTGAACCGTGGTTCGTTGCAAAAGATGTTTGCGCGGCGCTGGAACTATCCAATTCACGCATGGCGTTGCAGGCTCTGGATGATGACGAGAGAAATACCGTAACTTTAACTTACGGTATTCGCGGGAACCCAAATCATAGCGCTGTCTCTGAATCTGGTTTCTACAAGCTGATCGCCCGCAGCCGTAAAGCTATTACGCCGGGCACATTCGCCCATCGTTTCAGTAATTGGGTATTTCGCGAGGTTATCCCTTCTATCCGCAAGACTGGCTCTTATGGTGTGCCGTTCGCGTTCCTGAACGACTTTAGCCGGCGCATGGCGGCTTATCAGCAGGAGGCCAGCAAACGAGGGTATAAATTGCAGCAATGTAAGGGAGTAAAAGAGGCTCTTGAGCGGGAAGAGATTCAGTTGTGGCGTAAGTATCAGCCCGAGCTATTGAAGGAAAATGGCGATGAATAAAAAGGCGGAAAGACGCCGGGATTTTTACCCGGCAGAGAGCATGATTAATCAGCTCTTTGGCTCGATACCACGCTGCTGGAGTTCCTTGCGAATAATTCTCTTAAGCCATGCGGCTAGAGACTCATCACCATCTTGCTGTTGCGCTCGTTCCATCATCTCTCGAAGCTCTGGATCAAGCCGAAATTGGAATGGAGGATTGCCTCGTCTCTCGTTTTTGTGTGTTGACACGTCAATTACACCCGATGTAATGTGTTTATGTGTAATGACACATTACACACAGGAAATGAAAAAGACAACGCCCCGAAGTGCGGGAACACTTTCAGGGCGTCTAACCAAAACGTTAGTTGAGGTAACATTATGGCTTGCACTAAGTCTACCCAAACACGCCCTGAATTTACATGGCGTTTTCTCACCTTGGGTGAATTCACAAATCAGATCGTCAATGTTACTGCTTCCACTGAGCGCGAAGCCCGCGAAAAAACGCCAGAAGGATGTGTCTGTATTCTGGCGTGTCGATTTCGTGTTGAGGAGGTGCAGCATGTTTAACCTCCAGACCCTTACAGCTAAAGCCCGCGAACTGCGCGGCAACGTGGTAAAAGCCACTACCACGAAGGGCACCCGCACCATGACCCCTGTTTACGAACGAGAAGAGCAGCGCAAACTGCGCGAACGTATCCAGCAGACCCAGCCGGACTGGGTTTTACTCTGGTGGGATATTGCGACCGTTACTGGCTGGCGTACCAGTGACGTGTGCAACTTTCGTTACTCGTGCATCAACTGGGAAACCGGCATTGCAACAATCATCGTAGCGAAGCAGACCAAAGCAGCGGAAGCCAGAGCGACCCGGAAGGGGATCGAGATTGTACGCCAGCAGCGTAAGGACGCTGCCCGGCTTGCTGGCGATCACATTGGGTACATGCACTGGGATAGCGTGAGCTGCGACGAGCTGGCCGCCGGCATGACGGAAGAAGAACAGGCGATCGTGTTTGAGTTGGTGGCAAAGGCTGAAGTTAAGCACGACACCAAACAGCTGCCGCCGGGCATTATCAAGCGGCTGCGCGAACGCATGGAGCGCAATTTTATCGGTGACGACCTGGTATTTTCCCGCAGCCAGATCGAAAGTAACCGTTGCCAGTCTCTGGAAGGTAGCGTGAGCCGCCAGACAATCTGGAAGAAACTGCACAACGTAATGCTGTGGTTTACGCGCGTCGTAAACACGCGTCTGCGCCTGAGTGCCTACTCCAGCCGCAAAATTGCCGCCTTTAATCTCATGTCCGCCGGCGGCGAACAGGGTTTGCTGGTCGCCTCTGAAATGCTCGGGCACAGTAACCCGGCAATCACCCGAACTTACCTCCAGTTAGGCAGTAAAGCCTCCGCCATTCAATCCCGTCTGGCCATGGAGGTATCTGTATGAAAATGGTTATCCAATTTTGCCGTCTCGGCGCTTTTGCCGATCACGTATCTGAGCAATTAAATAGTGCGCGACATTGTTTTGCCAGCCAATCATTAAGGGACGGGGAGGTGAAATTATGACTCCTGTTTACGATCTGGTTCGCCGGGCCGACGGCAAAAACGTTTTCAGTTTCCCGGCCGGCGGCCGCTATCTGGTGGACACGTCAAATGGTCTTCAGTCGATGCGCCCCCTTATGGACGACGAGATCATTTTTACGGTGGAGAGTGCCGCGCGCTTTCTGAGGAAAATTGGTTATCAGGTAATCCCGCCAGCGGCGTGAGGTAAAAAATATGACGATTAAAAATTCCGGCTTAGCTGCTGGTGGCCGCGCTCACCCTGAAATCAGGCCGGGCGATAAATGGAAGGACAGTCGGGGCAACATCGTAATTATCGAAAGTTACCGATTCGACAGAGTGACATATTGCCGTGAAGAGTACAGCTCACCGTGTTTTTGTACGCCCGAAAGACTGGTGCGGGAGTTTGAATTTGTTTCTTCCGCGCCGGTTACCGGCGAGAAAGATATCGATCGGATTATGCGGGTACAGGGCATCGAACGAATTCGGGTTATGCGGGAAATCATCAGGGAGCGAGGGAACAGAAAATGAAGAATGCACCAAACCTTAAAAAGCAGCCGGCGGATCTCATGGAGGAGTCAATTATCTTTGCCGGCGCCGATGCCTGGACGTTCGCTAAAGCATGGCAGGAAATGAACCCGATTGGCGACACCGTGCCGCCGGTCGTGCTGGATAAAAAGCAGCTGGCGGAGCTGGAGAATATCCGGATTGTGGATGATGGCCGGCTCTATGCCCGGGTTTGTCGCGGCGGGCATCTGACCCAACGGCAGATAACCATTCTCGCTACAAAGCTGGCGGTGGCCGGCGTGGAGCGCGCGCAATTCTACTCTGAAGGTTATCAGCTTCTGGAGGACTGGACGCCACAGCTGCCGCGCCTGAAAGCCGATGCAGAAGCTGGCAAAAGCATGGTGATCGGCAAACCGCTGACGGATGTAAACCTTCGCGACCTGGCTGATAACGAAAAGGCGCTCATACTGGCCGCGCGTTACACCGGCATTGCGATCAATGAAAACAGCGAAGGCGTGTACGTCTACCGTGCCGGCATCTGGGAGAAAACGTCTCTGCTCGAGCTGAGCCGCGAAATGGTGGCTATCTACAACGAGAACAAAACCAACTTCAGCAAGCGCGCGATTAACAACGTTATCGACGCCCTGAAAATTGTTATCCCGGTAATGGGGGAGCCGCGGCGCAGCCTGATCCCCTTTGCTAATGGCGTCTACGATATGGAAACCGGCGTTTTCTCCGAACACAGCCAGGATAACTGGCTGACCAACCATAACGGCGTGACCTACACGCCGGCGGTGCCGGGCGAAAACCTCCGCGACCACGCGCCGAACTTCCATAAATGGCTAAGTTACGCATCAGATAGAGACGCAATTAAGATGCAGCGCATCGCTGCAGCGCTCTTTATGGTGCTGGCGAACCGGTACGACTGGCAGCTGTTCCTCGAGATAACCGGTGAGGGCGGCAGCGGGAAAAGCGTCTTTACACATATCGCCACGATGCTGGCCGGCGCGCATAACACCGCCAGCGGGAACATGGCGGCGCTCGACAGCGCGCGCGGGCGGGCGCAGTTCGTCGGGAAAAGCATGATAACGCTTCCTGATCAGCCCAAATATTCAGGAGAGGGTACCGGGATAAAAGCGATAACCGGCGGGGATGCCGTGGAGATCGACCCGAAACACGAGCATCAGTACACCGCCGTTCTGCGGGCGGTGGTTGTGGCCACGAACAACACGCCGATGATTTTCACCGAACGTGCCGGCGGCGTTTCCCGGCGCCGGGTAATTTTCCAGTTTAACCGGCGCGTCAGCGAAGAGGATAAGGATCCCGACCTGGCAGAAAAGATATCTGCTGAAATTCCGGTAGTTGTTCGCCGGCTGCTGGCGAACTTTGCGAACCCGGAAAAAGCGCGGGCGCTTCTGCTGGAGCAACGGAACAGCGAAGAGGCATTAGAGGTGAAACAGAAAACGGATCCGCTGTACGCCTTCTGTGCGCATCTGGAGCGGCTGGCTGATTGTGCGGGAATGATGGTAGGAAACCGCAATCCGCCTCACTATCCGCGAATTTATCTCTATCACGCTTATCTGGCATTCCTGGAGGCCAATGGTTTCGACAAGCCGCTGACGCTGAATAAATTCGCAGAGGGGATGGAAAGCGCCATGCGGGAGTTTAATCACGAGTACCGCAAGGAGAGAAAGACCCGCGGCGTGGTGACGAACGTCGAACTTTCAGAAAGTGCGGAGGACTGGCTGCCGCAGGTGCACCCGCTAGCTGAGAAAAAGGGATGAATGTTTAGCTAAATATGGCGAAAGGTGTTCATAGTGTTCATAGATTGGTTAAAGTTCAATAAAAACATAAAGATAGTGTATGAACACCTTTGTTTAAGGTGTTCATAGGGTATTCATGGTGTTCATAGACCACTTTTTCTCATTGCTTATTTAGTAAACAAAAATATGAATACCATGAACACTTCAAAGAGCTGTATGTACACCGGTGTTCATAGGTTAATTTATTGTTTTGTCTGTAATTTATCGCCTTAATGAACACCATGTATACCTTGAGGGCAAATTCTTTAAAACGCATCCACTCTTTTCACGTTGTGAACCCCTGCTATTTCATTAATATCGTTTCATAAATCGCAATTGATTATTTGATTGTTGCGATTAATGAAACTTTAACGATCGCTTTAACAGGGGGCATCATGAGCAAGGTTAACGTTAAGCCAGTTCTGCTGAACGGGGAGCAGATTCAGGCTCTGAAAACCATTCAGGAGAGGGAACGCCAGAAGTCGGGCATGGGGATCGCGCCGTCAATCCATGCTGTTGCGCGCAAAGTATTTGATGCAGGGCTATCAAAAATGGAGGCTGGCCAGTGAGCTACTCAATCAAAATAGGGAAACACAGTATCGAGCTGGCAGGTTATGCCGGTAAGGTTGTTGCGCCAAATACTCAGATGGCCGCTTTATTCCGTGGCATGGCGGGCGAACTCACCAGCCTGAGGACAACGGCGCAGCAGGCCGAAGCTGAGGCGGATTTGCTGGACGTTATCCGCAACGATCCGGATCTGAACGAACAGGCAAAAAACCGCAGGGCAGGTGAAGCCCGGAACCCGGACACGCTCAAAGACTTTACCCGCGGGGTGGCAGCCGTAAGCGAGCAGGCCGCAAACATTCTCGATTACCTGAAGAACAAGCTCGCTCCGGTTAATCCACTGGCAACTGATGACGTTCAGGGGTTCATGCGTGACAGCGAAATGCGCCAGGCATTCGCAAGGCTGGATCGCCGCGGTCAGGAAAAAATGCTTCTGTCGATGCACAGTGGAAAGCATCCGGAGCTGGCGGACGCCTTACTGAGGGCGCACGCAGTGTGTTCGGGACTCGATACGGAACAGCTAAAACGTCTCGGCTTCTCCCGTATCGCATCAGAGAACGGGCAGGTGATTAGCGCGGTGTCCGATCTGGTCGACGCGGTAAGGAAGGATGTCGCACAAATTACAGCTGTCCGAACCTGGTATAACAATCTCGTGTATGGGAAGAACGACGATCCATCAGATGTACAGCCACGCATGACCGGTCTTGATCAGTTAAGCGAACATGTCACCGCGATGCTCAAAGGCAGCCAGCGGCAGACACATTCAGAAGAGAAGCAGGCCGCCTGAGGGCGGCTTTTTTCTGCCCGGAGGGAAACACCAGGATGCTGTTAAGTAAATCAGCCTACGCCAGGCATATGGGCGTCAGCCGGCAAACTGTTTACGGCTGGATAGCCCGCGGTGAAATTGTAATTTCAGGCGATAAAGTGGATGTTGACGCATCACAGGCTAAACAAAATTCTGCTGGTGCTGGCGGACACCAGACTGAAATGAAGTGGGCGCAGGCCGCCGGATGGGTATGGGGGCATGACGGCGGGAAAGAGCTGCCGGCTGATTTTGATGCTGGCCAGCGAATAGAGGCCGCAGCCGCTGAACTGGGTTTTGATGTTCAGCACGAGCCCGATGAACAATTGCTGATCCTCTTCCGGCCGGATGAAGAAACCCACAGCTTCTATGGCAAAGACCGTGCAGCAGGCGCTTTACGGTTTCTTCGTTCTGAGCTGGCTTACGTTGCCACAATGCACCCCGATACGCTGGATGACTGGAACAAAACTGGTTTAATGTCACTCTGCCTGCTGGACGGCGAAAAACTGTAA